TCTGAAGCATTAACGCTTCCAGCATCCGAGATTCCATCTCCAACTGAAACGCTATGATTGTGACTTGCCGCTGCATAGGATCCATCATCATGTCCATGACTTGCCGCTGCATAGGATCCGTCTGCGTGAAGATGACTTGTTGCTGAATATGTTCCATCTGCGTGAAGATGATTTGCCGCTGCATATGTTCCATCATCATGAAGATGTTTAACAGTTAGAATTTGCATTCCACAACTCAATGTTATAGCTCCTGATTGTGGCCTAATTTGTGCGAAGATATCATGAGTGCTTGATGTAACTGGTCCAACTCCAACTTTTCCATTTCTAATCATTGAAGTATCTCTGAATCCATCAGCATAATCTCCCCATACTGTAGCCCCAGAACCTGTAACTCCTGGAGAAATTGTTCCATACACTGCGTCGTTTCCAATTCTTATTTCGATATCCTCTGGACCTCCTGAACTTCCAACAATCCATAAGTCTGCAAGTAGATCCATATTAAGATAAGAAGCCCCTGGCCTAACAGTTGCAACCGTTGTCCAGACTCCATTTGAGCATGCTGTTGATGTTGATGTATCTATCCCTACTGATGTGTAAGAGGTATAACTTCCTGAATTTCCAGCTACTCCTGGCTGAGTATTTGCGCTTGATCCACTTACTCCCGGAGTTGTGTTTGATGAACTTCCTGAAACCCCTGGGGCCGTACTCGCGCTTGTTCCTCCAACTGTTGGGGCGACATCGGATTCACTTGCACTTCCTACTCCTGATCTAAAAGGATCAACATCATAATCTAATTTAAAAGAATTAACTCTCAAATTACCAGCTTCATCTGTAATGTCTGACTCTGAAAAATATGCCTTTACCCTCAAAGGTGCCGAGTTGTTTGCATTAATCATCTCACTAAAATTTAAAATATTTGTTGTCCCCTGCATATAGGTTTGATTCTCATTATTTTCCTTTTGTAATTCAGAGAGATACCTCTCGATGTTTCTTTCCTTAGCTGAATATTCTTTGTTTGCTACTTGTAATGTCAAAAATTCCTGATCTCCACGAACTCCTTTCTCGATTCCAACTATTCGAACCTCTTCATTGCTTAAATCTTTTGTTTTTGAATTTAATGTGATCACATCCCCACAAACTACATTCAAATTTGGATTTATAACATCAAATTCATAGATACTTATTGGATCTTTATATTTTGCCACTAATTTATCAGCCAGGTTGTCTGCTTGGGTTTGAGAAATTACCGAGCTATCAATATATTCTTTTCTAATTGTTCCATAAGTTGCTTTTGAGGCTGCATCTTGTCCGGATGTTGCTGAATTAGATTTTATTTGATTATTTCCATCTCCTTTTCCAAAAACTCGGATATCATTTCCAATTGGGTATGATTTTCTAACTGTCAAATCTGTTATTTGGATTCTATCATTCAAAGTGGCCACACTTGTTGAGGATCCTTTATGATCTAAAATATCCACTTCTAAATTTGTATAATCGATTCCGATATCTTGGCCTGTACTTTTTGTTAAACTTGCAAGCGCATTATAAAGACTTGATGACACCTCAACCTTCAGATCTATATCTGCCCCTGTTTCAATTGTTCCCGCTGTAAAATATGAACTTTCTCCTATTATCGCTGTTGCGATTGTTGCGCTTGCAGTTGAGTTCCAGGGTGAGTTTGCATAATCTCCGTTTTCTTTTCCTAGCCAGACTTCATATCCTTTCAAATTTGCTGAAATTCCTCCGGCATCTAAATATGAAAGTGAATTAATTAATCCAGTAAATTCTAGAGTACCATTCCTATAAAAATAAACCTTTGAACCGATCTCAAATAATCCCCTTTTGGTTTCTCCTGTACCAGTAATTCTCAACTGACCTTCATTTAAAGAATTTAAATTATCGGTATAAGAGAATGCTCTGTCTGAGATTATTGTTCCTGCAACCCCACTGGTATTTTCAACCTTTACTATGTACTGGCTCATGCAATCCAGCCATCCCTGAATTTAGCTGTCCAACCAGCATCCAGGTTTGATACAGAAAGCGTCGAGGTTGTCAATCCACTCGCTAATTGCAATAAACCCATTCCATCGGTTGTCTGAACTGCGCTTGTTTGTGTTCCCGCGATTGTTGTATAGTTATATTCCGACACATAGATCCCATCTCCAGAGTCTACCATCTCTACAAACTTAATCACGATCGCTTGCCCTGTGGTCAAAGCACTTGCGGGTATTGTCAATTCATTACCTAAACCATCACTGATCACTATATCAGCTGCTCCACTTGTAACATCTCCCGCTATCTCTTCAATAAAAGTTGTCACGTTTCCTTCATTCGTTTCATGATCTCCTCCGTTTGTATGGGTCTTTTGAGTGTTTGAGAATAAGATTCCTATAATTGTTTGAAAATTAGCCACGTAATCAATAAAATTTGTCTTTCCTCCTTGATGTGTTTTCTTAATTTGATTACCAACTCCTAAATAAAATTTATCACTTTCCCAATAAAGTTTTTTTAATTTTTGAGATTCAGAGAAGTGTTTACTTAATGCTAGATAGTTTGTGTTCTTGCTCGTACCAAAAAAGTGCCCTGTTAATATTATCATCTTTGGAGAAATTCCTCCACCACTTACAAAATAATGAAATCTTTGATAGTCTACATTTGTGACTGTATAGTTTGGTACTATCTCGTCGTCGAATGTATTTGGGTTATTTGGGAAATCAAATTTATCTGCTGTCCCGGAATAATTTTCTATTTTCATTGCCATTATATAAAGTAGTGAGTTTCAAGTTCTCCTTCACCTCTTGACCATTTATTTATTTTTTGTTGGAATTGATAATTGTTATAATCTCGAACTTGTCTATCTAGGAATCCCATTCCATTTTCATCTTTGACATAAGTATTGATTAATGGTCCGGCCATTAATGCCGCAGCGCTTCCTGCAACACTTAAACCGCCAACAACTCCGGCTGTTAAACCTGCGCCTGCTGCTCCTGCTCCTGCGCCCGCACCTGTTGCTGTGCTAGTTGGTATTTTTGGAAGTACAAATCCGGCTATCTTTTTTAATACTCCCCAGAATCCTTCAAATATATTACGAATCCAACCACCTACTTTTAATGCAGCTGCAGCAATTCCCAGTGTAGTTATTCCTGTCACAATTCCTCCGAATAAATCAGGATGTTCATTCGCCCAATTGGATAATTTATTTAAGCCGTTTGCTGCTTTCTCAAAAACTGGAGCCAATGCTTCTCCTACAGACATCTTTAATTTTAATAATGATAGATTAATTTTTGCCATTGATCCTGCAACTGCTGGCGTACCTTTTACCCATCCAGTTAATGCAGCAGTTCCTGCAATCGCCATCGTTCCGAATATCTTGGCCATTCTCTTTCCTTTTACTGCGATTCTTTCAAAATCAGATCCAACTGATTTACCTTTTTCAGCAACTCCTTTAAGTCCGCTGTCAATCCTCTTCATTCCTCTTTCGATCTCTGCAGTTTGAATGGATCCTCCTATTTCTAAATTTCCTATTTCTACGATCGTTTCCCCTCCCAAGAATGTAATCCTTTTGATGAATGACATTTTTTACATAAAGTGATTCCATTATTAATATCAAATCTTAATTCTGGAAAATCCGTCCATAATTTTATATGGTGTGCTTCCAAATAAATTGCTTTTCCATTTCCACTTTTTGCCCCACAAAATTGACAAGTATAATTATCTCTTTCAAAAACTGCTTTTCTCCATGCCCTATAAGTTGCATTAAAATATCCTTCTTTTTTTCTTTTTGGCCTTGCGCCTTTCCAATTATATCTTTTTTCTTTAATTATGTTTTTTGATTGCCATTCATATAAACATTTCTTACTACAAAAATTACTTCTATCTTTTTTTTGAATTATTGAATCATATTCTTTTTCACAATTTAAACAAATTAATTTTATATGACTTGATTCTTTCCATTTTGGAGATTTTCTTCCTAAATGATTTTTACTTTTAAATTTTCCTCTACATTTAATCGAACAGAATTTTGCAGAGTTCTTTCTATGATTCTGAACTTCAAATTTCTTTTTACATTGTTTGCAAGTTATTTCTACCATTTTATCTTTTCATTTTTGCGATTGTATCTTCAATCTCTCCTTCTCGGATTCTTTTGTTATTGATTGCTTCGTCCATGTCCATTATATCTTGGATGTCCCTTATTTGACATTTCTTGAACTCTTCTGGCCCGATGCCTTTTTCCCAAAACTTATGTTTAAGCCATAGCAACATTTCAGCTTTTCCCTCGATTTGGAATCCCTGTTTGCTTGCTATTTGGATCTTAAAAATCAGTTTTTTTTTACATCAACATTCGAGTTATCGATTCCACTAATTTTGATAATTATCTTATCAAAAGTTCCTGGCTTCAATTTTGAGAGTAGTTCCCATTTGTCTTTATCGTTTAAATCTTTCCAAACTTTATTTATCCCAGTTATCTTCTGAATCATTTCTTGATCATAGGGTACTTCAACTAAGTTTCTTATTTTGCATTCATTTAACTTTGCTAAGTTCTGAACTGGTTTACTATCTACAACTTCGATGTACTCATTAATCCAAGCGTTTTCATCTCCGGCTGTTGTTGGTTTGTATTTAAACTTTCTTCCTTCTATCTCAAACTCTACGACTTCCTCGTTTACAAAATCTTCTTCAAATTCCATGTTTTACCTCCACTTAATAGTCTGTTAGTGCATCGTTTGCAACTATGGCGACTGATTTAATTGTTCCTACTAAGTCAACGTTTGTTATCCCGTCCAAATTGGTCGGACTCGTTGCTTGTTGTAAGTATAAATCTGTGAATGTGAATGTTATGTCATCTGCGGGGCCTGTTCCTCGAGTTAAAGCCAAAGTGTTTGTACTTGGTACAACTACCTGGTCATTCCAATCATCATAGTAGGTATCGTCCTTTTGATTTATATTAAATCTGCAAGTATACCTTCTTACTTTTGGAATTGGTTCTCCGATCTCCTGGTCAAGTGTTGAATTACAATATCTTGAATCTTCTTCGTCGATTCCATTGTCAATTGTTAATTCTCCCGAATTTACTTCAGTTATTTCACTTCCTGCATATGTTAATTTTGCCATTCTGAATTGAAATGCATCAGCTGTTTCAGCTGAGATTGTTGTTATACTTGTTCCGGCACTTGCCGATTTAGCCAAACATTCAGCTGTCACAGTTACTAATCCTTCAGTTGGACCTGTTCCGCTTGCGAAGTTTATTGTTAAATTTGTAATTATACATCCTGTCAAAGTGATCACGTGGTCTGTGGATCCTCGTTTTGCCCATTCTAATGTAAAAGATTTTACAACATCTGTTGCTGTGAAAGTATGTACTGTTGGTGCTGTACTTGTATTCGATACAGTTCCATGCGCACAATATCTCAAAAACTTCCAATTTACTGGTGCAAACTCTAAACTAAATTTATAAGTTTTTGGTCCCTTTTCCATTGAATCAATATCTCGACTATCAGCTCCTGCATTTAATATCTCTTGCCAATTAGGAGAAAAGTCTGGAGTTATCTTCGTGTTCTTCCCTACAATATAACCATCGGCACTCATCGTACTTGTTCCCAAAGTTGCCCATGTATCTTCTTCACACATTGCGATTTGTTCTCTCTTTCCAATCATATATTCTGTCATTATTTTTTAACCTCCATGATTTAATTACTCTCCGACACGTTAATGCCTTTTAGTTCTACTTCAACTATCGAATGAAAACACTCCAACTCTGTGCTGAATCCCATGTCTCTTGGTATACCTATTGGGGTGTAATTATATAATTCTGGGTGCAAGTCATTTTCGTATGATCTAAAAGCTGCCATCACTTGATGTGCAAAATATTCAGCGAGCTTATCTCCTTCGTACTTTACTCCACTAATTGTTTGAGGTTGATTTTCTTTGGTCCAGATATCAATTTGAAAATGGATCGCGCTTTCTATGTCTGAATTATATTGGCCTAATCTTCCACCTGTTCCGCCTACCACCAACACATTTAATCTTGGAAATGCTGTTTTGCTTAAAGAAACCTTTGCCTTGTCCGGGTATATCCAATTTGAAGTTCCCCGTTTGTAAGTAATATCCACATTGTCTGTTCCACTTGTGGTGTTTGAATAAAAAATAACCTTTTGATTTTGCCAATCAATCCAATAATGTTTATATTTTACTTGAGCAGTTCCTCCAACTGTCACAGAAGTAATGCAGGACATTGTTCCTGCTGTTGGTGTTAATTGAAAATCTGTACTTCCTCCATCAAATTCTTCAGTTTGTGAAGTTTCTGCTCTACTACGTGGGTCTGTTAATCTATGTCTGAGAAAATCTACTACTACATTTTTTGGGCTTATGAATACCATCTTTGGTTTTTGTCCTCCCTCTTGGGATATTTAGGATTCCAATGCGCTGACATTGTGCCGACATCATCACTGCCGCAACCCTAACAGTTCAAACCCTTTTAATTATTTAAATCTATTTGCCTTTTTTCATAACTTGATTAAAATAACGTGGGACCCATATTTGTTTAACTTGATCTAACGCAGGACGCATGAATGGCTGGGCTTCCTGTCCTGGATGCATTACACTCTTTCCAAAAATTAACCCTTTCTTTTCATTTGCCAAAACTTTTTTATTTTTTACTTTGATTACATGTGGATCCACACCATATTCGATTGCCTCTGCATATTCAACATTATTATATAATAAATATTTATTATATCCGATTGTTGTTGGGGCTATTTTTATATTCCAACTTAATAATCCTGTATCTACAGGACAATTGATTACTGCCAGTTCTTGCATTTTTAACATTGATTTGAATAAAATCTTCCTTAATTGGTCGATTGCCAATTTCTTATCTACTTTACTTTGAATACTAAAATTAATTTTCATTTTATTATGTCAAGCCTATCTTTTTTAATATTGCCGTTCTAAATATCTCTTTTGATTTTGCTTTCCTTCTACCTACAATT